GATCCGAACTTTGCCCCGAACCAAACCGGGGTTAAGACCAGAATATTGCCACATCTTGGAAACCGTGGTGGCAACGGTGATGTCGAAATCACCCAAGATGTGGCCGGCCATGACTTCGCCTACACCTTTGACATTCAACAGCCATTTGGTATAGATGGGGAAACGCTTCAGTACTTGCTTGAGCATCTTTTCCACAGATTTTTCGTTGCGGCGGGCCTCCATAGAAATGATGCCGAAATTGTTTGCGTCTTCCTGGCTGAATACCCGATCTTGCTTGAGGTTCTGCGCTTTGCCATCTGCCTTTTGGCCAAGACGGTTATCCATTCGTTTGCGCATGTCCTGAAAATCTTCCCTGGCTCTGACGTACATCCTTAATGCGATCTGATCTTGTGTTCTCATTACGGTTCTCCTTTTGATTAAAGGTTGGTTAAGTTGCACTTATCCTCTTCGGTTTTCTTATATGTATTGGCTCGCTTGCTTTTGTTGGTTTTCTTGGGTTTTTTGACCCGTTTGACTTCTTTGGTTTACTTGGAGAAGACGACCAAAATTCACTCACCCATCAATCACTTTGGGAACTCCATCCCCAATCTGAGCAACGCCTTCAGCAAAGAACCCATCCAGAGCTTGTTTCAAGTCAACCAAGGCGGCGAGATTCTGGGACGTCCGTTCAATCCAGCCATTCTTGACCCACCGCACAATCTGATAGGCAAGCTGCCCCAAAGGCAACCCTAAGTCTTTCTTCATGTGCTCATCATACTGAGGAGCAGTAACCGTTCTCCCCAAAGGAAAGTGACGTTTGACAGGCATTGCTACGGTGCCCGGAGGAGAAACATGAGCAGTAGCTCTCTCCACCAACGTCACCCGATGCACATCTTTTCCGATGGTGACGACATTCATAACATCTGCCGTCCCCTCAAACCAGGTTTCGATCTTGGTATAGGAGACCGAAAAGGCTGCCGACATTTCATCCGGGGAGGCACCATGATTACGCAGGGCACAAGCCAAACCCTTACGGGAGATGCCGTCCAGAGGATAGCCGTGCTCAGAGTTTTCTTTGACTGCATCCAGCAGCAGAGCTTTCTCACTGGCATATTCCTTGACGATAACGCCAATTTCATGGTCAGACTCATATTCCTTGAGCATAGCCTTGACCCGATGATTGCCACTGACGATCCGGTTAGTTTTCCTCTCGATGATGATCGGAGGCATTTTGGCACCAGCTCGATAAGCCTGACGATACTGGCCAACAATCTGGTCATTGATTTTCCGCAGGGAGATCAGGTTTTCATCGAATACCAAATCTTCCAATTTGATTTTGCTTGTTCTCATCTTTCAGGTTCTCCTTTTGATTAGGAATTACGCTTACGTTGTTTGGTCTTCTTGGTATTGATGGCCCGCTTATGATCTTTGGTTTTCTTAGCATACATGGCTCGCTTAACGTTTGTGGGTTTCTTGCTTTCAATGACTCGCTTCTTCGCTATGGTTTTCTTTCAGTCCATGGCTCGCTTTATTATGATGGTTTTCTTCAGCCCCCCTGGCTTCTACTTATATTATAGTAAAATTTCACAGATTCAATCTGGTTTTCATCAAAATATTTAGGCCCTCCCTAAAACTAACACCTGTTTCTTTTGAGCCAACTTAGTGAATCCCATCGAAGCAGAATCGACCTGGTCCATGAACTTACTGAAAGGAAAATATCGAAACTCCTCTATGAATTCATAATTCCAAGAACCCTTTAACAACATCACGTTCCCCATATTAACCTGCACACTCAAAGTATCGGCCCTGGCAATCTTGTTCCCAATAGGTCGTTCGGCCGTGACAGAATAGCCAGCCAGATTTCTGGTTGTAGCTTGAGCACTATCCTTACCACCTGATCCTGGTTCCTGTTCGTGAACTATCTCTACTCCAGGGCCATCTGCTTCGGCAGTTGATCTGATGATCTGCTCTCTGACCTCTGCTGACCATCGCCCTCTAACAACATCCGATATAAGATACTTACCACTGGCCAGTTTGTGAATCTTGGTACCGACAGTAAAGGCCCCTGTGCCGTCTTTCGTTCCCGCTTTATCCCAAGACCGAACTGTCTGAATTATGGTAGATGGAGACGGCATAGATTCAACCATCACAAAACGATCTACACGAAACATCCCACCAGCAGGAGGAGTGGGGGACTGACCGAACTGGGCAGCGTAACCATACTGCCCTAAACTCTCTTCCATTCCTATTAAAACAGACTGAGGAAGTCTAATAGGATCAAGGAGGCCGTTCACATATTTGCTAACCAACTCTATTGGTCTTACTTTGTCTGCATACTGAGAGGTATTGATCTCACCAGGCAGACAGATATGCTTGACTTTAGTTTTCTTCTTGGCTAACAGATGGCCAGATGGATCTCCTTCATGTAGCCTCTGCATAATTAGGATCGTAGGAGTAACTTCTTTATTTGTCTTACGCGTAGGGAGGGTTTGGTCGAGCCAGTCAATACTGTTTTTGAGCTCAACAGTCGATGCGGCCTGTTTTGGATTTAGTGGATCATCTATGATAATCAGATCGCCATGGAAACCGGTGCCAGTGCCAGAGATAGAGGAGCTAAACCTACCTCCTCCCAACCTAATAGTACCGTCATCCTCAATCTTAACTATTCTGAAATTGGTTACACCTTCTTTGCCTCGCTTCATTATCAGTTCGGGATAGACTTCCTGAAACATCTGTGAGACAAGCAGGTTTCTAGAATTATCTGCTGCTTCTAAGGAAAGCTCCTGGTTGTAACCAAATGTCAGGAATCGCATCCAGTACCATTTCGTCCAGCACCAGACCGGGAACATGACGTTACAGGTCATTGTTTTCGACGTCCCCGGAGGTACGTTGATAACCAAATCAAAATCATTAGGTAGGCGATTTGCTACTCGTTCGGCTTTCTTTTGAAGAGTACTACAGAGATACTCAATGTGCCAGTTGGAAAGAAATGTATCGTGACATATTGACTGCCAAAAGTACTTTAGGAAGAAATAAAAATCTCGATTGCACAGCTCACGAATTATGGAGGTAGGATATTGTACAGCCTCTACTGCACGAAGATGTTTATCTAGTTCAGACATTGTCTGATTCTTTCAATAATTTATCTACACTACTCTTAAAAATCCGAATACAACTGTTCCCTTCGCCGAGTTTAACTCCCCTTAATTTCCCTTCATTAAACCACCGAATTGCTGTTGTCTGATGAATAGAGAAGAGAATTGAGACTTCTTTGGTTTTCATCAGCCGATCGTTCGGATCCATTTCTCTCACTTCTTGTGGTACCCTAAAGTAAGTATTCCCTCTAACATCAACTCGCTCCATAGTCCGATATATTTGTCTTCGACTTCTCTGAATAATCTCACTAAGCTGATCTATACGAAGATGTTCTTTTCTATTCAACTCTATCACCTCAGCAAAGAATTCAACCCATACTCATTACAGACCCGAATGTATTCCCGTTCGTTGAACTGCGATTTCTGAACCTCTCCGGGATCACAGCCTTCCCAAGGTAACTTGACAAGGCGAGTGTTTCTAACGATGATTGCGCGGTGTTCTTCAATCCGACGCGACACTTTATCGGACACCGTCTTTCCTTTAGCGTCAGGCGGGCTCAGGTACTTGACAGCCGTCTTAGGTCCTACTCCAGGCACACCAATCACATTATCCCCTGCGTCACCTGCTATGGCCTTAACATCCGGCCATTGCCTGGGGGTAACCCCGTATTCTTCCTGGAAGTCTTTGTAGGTATACTTTTTCTTAGTGGAGACGTTATGCATGAAGACGGACGGGCCCAGGCATTGGAACAGGTCGTTATCAGAAGAGATGATTACTCGATAAGCGTCGATTGGTCTCTGACATAGGACCGCCACCAGATCATCGGCTTCGTAGCCGTCCTGAATATGCTGGTTTGGATAGCCTATTCTAGGAAGAATGTGATCTCGGAGATCTTCGATCTGAGTGAATACATCTTGGATCTGTTCAGGAACTTCTCCACCGTTCCTACGATTCGCCTTGTACTCTGAGTGAAACTCCCTACGAAGCGAACGTCTGGAATCCCAGCAAACGGCAACTTCGCCCGGATAAATCTCCAGTAGAGATCTGAGTTGTCTCAGAAATCCTAAAATAGCACCTGTTGGCTTGCCATTATAGGAGAGGCCTGCTTTAGAAATTCCTTCTCTATACGCACAATTGTTTCCATCAACTATCAGCACTTGGCTCTCCTTAAAGACCTTAGCCATCCGGTTCTGGCGTTCCAACTGCTTTATCCGCTTCCAGTATCCTTCGTTGAAGGAGGCGTTGTACTTCTTAAGGGATTTCTTTTGATCCTTATACCGAGCAAGTGCTCTAATTCCCACCTCCGTATTAACCATCGGATCATTAATTGCCCATTTGTTAAGGAAACATTTATGGATGCCGAATGGTCCGTAGTAAGTTCCTTTGCCCATTTTACCAAATCTGAATCGTACCTCCTTATTGGAAGATTCCGTCTCTGCCACCGCCAAGGCAAAGTTTGGGTCAATCCCATACTTGTCTGAGCAAGTTTTGACATAACGGAGCCAGGACTGCATAGTCACTTCCCTTACTGGGAGTGGGCTGGCGGCAGTCACTGGATAAGAGAT